CCACAGAGCTATCGGTTAGATTCGGGCGTAAAGCAAAACAACTTTTAGATAGTCAAGAATATCAAACTGTGTTTAAGACAAGACTCAGAGAAGATTCACAAGCTGCCGGTAAGTGGGAGACACAACAAGGCGGCGAGTATTACGCAGCGGGTGTCGGGTCAGCAATTACAGGTCGTGGCGCAGATTTACTTATCATCGATGACCCGCATACAGAACAAGATGCAATGAATCGAGACGCCATGGAAAGAACTTTCGAATGGTATACATCAGGCCCTCGTCAACGTCTCCAGCCAGGTGGTGCTATTATCTTGGTTATGACACGATGGAATACAAAAGATCTTACCGGTCGACTGTTAGGCGCGCAGCGAGAGGCTAAAGCTGATCAATGGGAGATTGTAGAGTTTCCTGCCATCATGCCAAGCGGTAAACCTTTGTGGCCAGAGTATTGGAAGTTAGAAGAACTAGAAGCAGTCAAGGCATCTACAGGTGTCCAAAAATGGAATGCTCAGTATATGCAAAACCCAACGTCAGAAGAAGGAGCTATTATTAAACGAGAATGGTGGCAGCCTTGGGAAGAAGATTTCATACCTGCATTAAAACATGTCATACAATCTTACGATACTGCGTTTGGTAAAAAACAAACTAATGACTATTCTGCTATAACCACATGGGGTGTGTTTTATTTTGATGATGATAGTCCAGCTAGTTTAATATTATTAGATGCAAAGAAAGGCAGATACGACTTCCCAGAATTAAATGGAGCAGTTTAAGTATTGGGATCCTGATACAGTCATTGTAGAAGCTAAAGCATCAGGTCAGCCTTTGACAGACGAGATGAGAAAAATGGGTATACCTGTTGTAAATTTTAGCCCGTCAAAAGGAAACGACAAGCACACGAGAGTAAATTCAGTTGCACCTTTATTTGAAAGTGGTATGATATACGCTCCGAACCAGGAATTTGCTGAGGAAGTGATCGAGGAGTGTGCGGCTTTTCCATTTGGTGATCATGACGATTTGGTTGACTCGACAACCCAAGCCATCATGCGTTTCAGACAGGGTGGTTTTATATTACATCCTGACGATGAAAAAGAGGAAAAGATTTATAAAATGAAAAGGAATTATTATTAACCATGGCAAAAAACCCACTAGACATAGGCAAAAAGATTTTTGAAGTTATAGAGGAATTATTTGGTAAAGCCTTTGCAAGAAACATGATAGGCAGAGAAAGCAATGTAGTTAAACCTACATTCTTTGACAAGAACGCTCCAACAAAAAATAAGTATTCTAATAAAGCTTTTAACGACGAAGCTTTAGTAGAAACTATAGAAGAAAAATTAAAAGAATACGCACCTTCTATTCTAGCAAATAAAAATTTATCTGAGCAAATGAATTTTTTAGAAAATGCACAACAATTATTAATTAAGAAAAAAGGAGACGACGTTGTTAAAGAAGCTAACATCGTAGATATTAAAACAGGTAAGACTATGGATGAAGAGGGTATTATGTCTTTAAAAGAAGATCTTGGTATTCCTGAAGGTATAGATCCTAAAAGCACGATGGGTAAAGCAATCACAGAAGCAGGCACAATAAAAAGAGGAAAAGACGATACACTTAAAAAAGCAGTAGATACTTTCTTTGGAAGTATGCAACCTTCTAAAGATTTAGTGATGGAAGGTAAACGAAGAGCTGTAGTTAGAAAAATTTTGTTAAACGATGATAGAATAGATTTACCAGAAGAAATTGAAAAAAGTTTAAAAAACTTTGATGACTTAAAAGGCGGCGGTGATCAGAGTATGGATCCGTTAAACATATTTGATAAGTACTACAAAAGAGATTCGGACAAACTAGAAAAATTAGATGCAATCATAGACGTATCTGAGAATGAAACAAAAGCAGCAAAAAACTTTTTAGAGGAAGATAATTTTGATTTAGTAGACAAAGACCTTGGAGATAAATTAAAAGATCTATCTGATGATATTGATCCTGATGCGATGGCCACAGGAGGTCGTGTTGGTTTTAAAGAAGGATTATCAAAACAACTTATAGATAAAATGGTATCTAAGTTTTTAAAAGAAAACCCTGATGAACTTATGAAAGCATCTGAGATAGCTTTACCAGAAAAATCATTACGAAAAATGATTTTTAAAGATTTTGAAGATAGAATGAAAAATAAAACACGTACTGAAGAAGCAGACGGCGGACTGACATATCTAATGGGGTTATAATATGGCCTCAGAACTTTTAAAAAATAAAGCAGTAATAAATAGTATAAAAGAAGGAGATGTTCCTAGAGTTAATTTTGACTTAGAGAACACGGGCTTTGAACTTTTATTACCGGAACAAGATCTAAGTGAAGAATTTTTATTACCGGAACAAAAGCTAAGTGAGGAATTTTTATTACCGAGAGAAGAGTTTGCTCGTGGCAGTGAGAAAGATTTAGGAAGTTTTATATACAAACCTGAAGTTCAAAAAGAAATAAAAAAACTTTATGATGAAGGTCTATCTTTAAGTGAAATTGTAGATAAAACTAAATATAGTAGATCAACAGTTAAAAGAGTTAAAAATATTCTAGGTTTGGAGACTATCTTTGAAAAAAATAAAAATATTGTTCAGAATGCTATTAAAAAATTAAAAAAAGAAAAAGGCAGAAATCCTACTCTTGCTGAAATAAAAAGAGAAACAGGTCTTAATGAAAAAACAATAAATAGAAACAAAGGTAATATAACTCTTTCTATGGGACAGAAAGTTGGAGAGTTTAAAGGAGCCGGAACTGAGGCTTCAGCTAAAATGTTTAAAGAAAAAGAAGTAGACAAACCTACAGCAACAAATTTTGATGGTAAGCCTGGAGTTAAATTTAAAGATAAAGCTCAAGAAAAAAAATACTTAGAAATCTTAGAAAAAAAGTATGATTATCCTATCAACTCTCCAGAGATTAAAGAGATTAATAAAAAACTTATGAAAGATTTTGGCATAAATAAATTTTCTCTTGAAAGAATTAATGCTACTTTAGCAAAACAAAAAGGATTTGAATTTCCTAAAAAAGTTTACGATCCAGGATCTGAAAGAGACAGACAAAGAATTAGAGAGAAAAAAAGGGCAGAGGCACTTAAAAAAACATCTGATCCATCTATTGAAAGACAAATTCAAAAACTTATAAAAAGTGTAGATTCAAAAGCTTTAGCAAAAGACGTTGATGTTGCACACAGGTCTTCTTTAATAGCTAACGCTAATTTAGGTTCGGATTATTTAAGTACTTCATTAGGTATAGATAAAAAAATTGTTAATCAAAAATTAGTTAAACCTACGGAACAAAAATTAGGAAAACTTTATGAAGATCAAAAAAAATTAATTAAAGGATTAAAATCAGGAGAAGTTCCAAAAGACATTCAAAAGAAAATAGAAAAATTAAACATAAAAATATCAGAATTATCTGATAGAACAGATGGAGCCCTTCAAGGAGTTTTAGTAGACGAAAAAACTTTAAAACCTTATATTTATGGAATCGATTATAAAAAAGTTTTAGGAGCAGGTTTAGTAAAAGACAAACCTTTAAAAGAAATAAATAAAGCAGATTTAGATCTGATTAAATTAAATCTTCCTTCACAGATAGAGTCAGCCAAAAAATTTAAAGAATTAGGAAAGAAAAAACTAACAGCCATAGAAGAACTTATGCAACCAGGAGCTAGCCTTGGAGCAGACCCAATAAAAATGGGTAAAGTTCTTGCAGAGGATGCATTAAAAATAGGAGGTAGAACTATTAGGGGAGCGGCAACTTTAGGTGATGCACTTATATCTGTTGGCAAAGGTGCAGGTGGTTTTGGAATAGGAGCCATGATTGAAGCAGACCCAATAATTACTGGAGGGACTGAAGGAAAAAGTTTTACTCAAGCGGGAAGAGATACCATTATTGGATCATTAATTGATTTAATTCCAGGTGTTGACTTAGGAAGTTTAGAAACCGACGCTTTAAAATATGCAGACACAGAGGAAGAAAAAATTGGTATGCAAAACCTTATCGATTACAAAAATGACTATGATAGATTACAAAAAGATATTAATGCTTTTAAATCATATCAAACAGTGCCTGATTTTGAGTTAGAAGGCACAGGCATAGATCTAGCTCAAATGCAAATAGACTTAGCCG